ACGTGATGTTTATGTTCACCTTGCAGAAGGAAGTGAAGCAGATGAAGATGCAATTCTAGAAGGTGTCAGTGAAGAAGGACACGACTGGTTTTGGGATAACAACTATGACTCATGGGACGCAGAACACTTCTTTGGTTTACCTTTACAAGTAGACCCAGTCGACCCCGATAACAGATATAACTTGAGGTTTTAATATGGCAGATTTTTACGATGAAGAAAAGTTTACTCTAAAACAAGATTGGAATTGGAGTAAGATATTTCATAAAGCAGATGATTGGATTCATCAAGAAGCATACGATAATGCATATAATAATATGTTAGAATATCTTGAAATAGGAAGTGAAGACGAACTTACTGAAGTCCACTTAGACGAATGTCAATCATTGATTGACTACTTAGAGACCCCTTACGCTGAAGGTGGTGAAGGTATGGATATGAACGGACATAGTCCAACATACTATGCATATTATAGAGTCATGCAAGATTGGATAGAGAACTTTGATTATGGTGAGGAAGTTCAAGAAACTGACCTTTCAAATTTGATATGATTACACGTAAAGAATTTTCAGAACAAGTTGAAAAACTATTAGTCAAAGGACGAGGTGCAGATGTTATGTCTGCAATCGTTAAGGTTTGTGAGTTAAACAATATCGAACCCGAAAGTGCAAAGAGGTTATTAACACAACCTCTCAAAGATAAACTGGAAGCAGAAGCTGCTGGTTTAAATTTAATTAACCGAGGTAATAATTCCAAAGGAAGTATAACCTCATTCTTTTCAGATTAGGAGTTATTATGAAGAAAGGTGATATAGTAGCAGTTGTTGCTACAAGTGGTGAGTATGTTGGTGAGTTGGTTTCTAGTAAACCAGTGACACTTGCAAATCCCAAAATGATTGTCAACACACCCGAAGGAGGAATGGGTTTCTCTAAAGGTGTTGCAGTGACAGGTGAAGTGAACCCAACAGAAATGATATTTGGTTCATATGTTTTTATTTCGAAGTGTAATAAAGAAGTTGCAGAAGCACATAGAACTGCAGTGAGTGGTATTGCAGTTCCACCCGAAAAAAAGATTGTCACTTAAATGACAAGTAGAGAAGGATATGATGCATATACACTTTACCTTGGAATAAAGTTGCATTTCCATTCTAAGGATTATGACTTTATAAAATACAATGGTAAAGTGAAAAGTGATATCAATTCTTTTCTAAAACGTAAGGACAAATACCACTTTGGTAAATTGTTCAAAACCCACAAACAAGAATTGCAAGATTTTTATATTGCAAACTTGTCTTTAAAAGATTTATGGGCTGGAGACTTACTTGATAATGAGTGTGTCAAAGTCTATAAAGATTGGAAGAACAGGAATCAGAAACTATCGTATCTTTTTGAAACGGAAGTGTCTGATTTACTACGTAAGAAGAATATCAATCAAGTGTTAGAAGTGAAGAACGGACAACACCCCATATTACTTAAACAGTTTATGGGTAAGAAGATATCCCTCGAAACGATTTGTATAATGGACGAAATCATAGGATTCACGAAGGATTGGGAACGACTAATTTCCGAAACCCTCGTCTACCCCGATATACAGAATAGGATTAACAAGTATAAAAGTTTTATAAGTGTTGATTATAAGAAGTATACAGAACTACTTAAAGAGTTGTGTATATAGAGCGGGTTATAGACATAACATTATTATGTATAAAAAAACAAATCCTAAGAAAATAAATTATATAAATATAAGGTATCTTTGAAAAACCCTCTTGTAGGATTATCATTGATACACTATAATAGGAGTATAGGAACTAAGGTTTCTATGCATAATAAAATGCTAATACAATGCGATACAATAGGAGAATACAATGTCGACATCATTAGATAAACTAAGAGCAGCTATGGAATCTGCTTCACCTACTGAAGGTGCAAAAAAGTCCTATTCAGACGATACTTACTGGAAACCCGAACTTGATAAAACAGGTAATGGTTATGCAGTAGTTCGTTTCTTACCTACTCCCGAAAACGAAGAAATGCCTTGGGTATCTTACTTTGACCACGGGTTCCAAGGGCCAGGCGGTTGGTATATCGAGAAGTCTTTAACGACTCTTGGTAAAAACGACCCAGTGTCCGAATACAATACTCAGTTATGGAATACTGGGATTGAAGCAAACAAAGAGATTGCACGTAAACAAAAAAGACGTTTACACTATGTGTCCAATGTCTATGTTATCTCAGACCCAAAAAATCCCGATAACGAAGGTAAAGTATTCAAATACAGATATGGTAAAAAAATCTTTGAACAACTCAAAGAAGCAATATCACCAGCGTTTGACGATGAACAAGCAATCAATCCTTTTGATTTAAGAGGTGAAGGTGCAAACTTCAAAATCAAAATCAGAAAAGTAGACGGATATTGGAACTATGATAAATCAGAGTTCGATAAACCTGCTCCACTTTTTGATGATGAAAATCAACTGAATGATATAAATAATCAAACTCATTCATTAAGTGAAGTGATTGCACCAAGTGAATTCAAAACCTACGAGGAACTCAAAGAGAAACTCGATAGAGTGTTGGGTTTAACTGGGACTGTATCTAATGCAACTGCAGAAAGTGTTGCCGAAGACTTAGACGAAGTGCCTTGGTCTAACGTGAACACTGAAAGTGTTGCAGAAGAACCTGTAATCGCATCAGCAGAATCTTCTCCACAAGTGGAAGAAGACGACGCGATGGATTACTTTAAGAAATTAGCTTCTGATAGTTAATTTCTGAATTGGGGTAGTCGTTTGTTTCAATATGTGTCCGTGAATAAAGACGACTACAACACTAAGGCCGTGGAAAATAGGGGGTGCTTAGTAAGGGAAAAATCAACAACATCATTACAGGTGCGGAGTTGATTGGTGAAGAACGGGTTGCTGTAAGGCGTGGGGTGACTTCACACTTTAATAGATTATGAAAAGTGAATATTATAAAAACGTTCTACCATGGAACGAAAACGAAAGGGTTATCGACCAGTTTGGTTGGAACCCTCAGTCAGTTATAACACCAACTAAATCATCTAAGAACAATTGGGACGATGCATACTTAACTGCGTATGAAGAAAAGAGAGGTGTTTGTCCTCGTCTTCCTAATGGTTTAATGATGTCAGAGTTTCATGCTGGTTTATGTGAGAATATAGTTCACTATTGGTCTATGGTTGGTGATACAATCGTTGACCCTTTTGCTGGAAGAATGACACGTGCATTCGTGTCTGCTAAATTAGGAAGAGATTATATTGGTTATGATGTATCTCCCGAAACAGTAAAAAAAGTTAGAGAAGAAATGGGAAGACATTCCTTTGACGGATACTATGATATCATAGAGAGTGACGGGTGTGAAATGTCCCATACAGATGATGAGAGTGCAAACTTAGTTATGACTTGTCCACCTTATGGTGACATAGAAAGATACGAAAGTGCAGAAGGTCAGTTATCTGATATTAGAAGTTATACTGAGTTCCGTAATCGTATAGAAATATGTGGACAGAATATAGAACGTGTGTTGAAACCTGGCGGGTTTTGTGTATGGGTTTGTGGTGATTGGAGAAAAGGGGGTGAATACATTCCTTTTCATTCAGATACCATAAATATGTTCACAATGGCAGGTCTAAATCTTCATGACATTATTGTAATGAAGAACGACACCATATTTGCAGCCTTACAAGCAGGTAAGTGTGCAAGTAAAAGATACACTGCAAAAGTGCATGAGTTCATTTTAGTGTTTCGTAAAAGTGGGGAGTTAGTTTCTAACTCAGATAAAATAAAGAATAAAGTAGAATCTTTAGAACAATTTTTTAGTTAATATGCCGAGTGTAAAACCAAGAATTAATCCTAAGAATAAAAATGTCGAACCTTTCGATAGAATGCTACGTAGATTCAAAAAAGCATGTGAACGTAAAGGTATCGTTCAAGAATGCCGTGATAGACAGTATTATGAGAAACCTAACACTAAAAGGAATCAAAAGAATCAAGAGATTAAACGTAGAAAGAAAATAGAAGCTAAACGTGCTTCTATGAAAGGTTATAGACATATTCGATGAGAAGTAAAAGAGAACAAAGAATTATAAGACAGTGGATAATCTCTACTGTTGTGGGTATAGTTTGTTTGATAGGTGCAATCTATATCTATTTAAATTTCCAACCTTCACTGTTTTAAATATGAGTAATTGGCATGGTGGAAAGGGTTCCAAAAGACGGAACTCAAACGAAGAACTCTACTCAGATAACTGGGAGAAAATCTTTGGCAAACCAAAACCTAATGTCAGTGTTCGTAAAGAAACACCTTCACATGGACATACTCAAGTTCATAAAGATAAGACTAAGGTTATCCCTAGACATTTAAAACATAAATTTGAATGGAAGGAATAGACTAGAAGTCGTCTTCTCCATACCCCATACCACCACCATACTTATAGACTGCATAGTCGTCATTATTGGTTTGAGGTTTGTTTAGATTATTGTAAGTTCTTCCGTTGTTTACAATGTTTTGATTACTTGCCATTGCAATTTGATTTCCAGCAGTTGCAGTTGCAGACACTTCTTGTCTTGCATTAGCAATCTGACCACCTTGGTCTTGAACTCCAGCAGCTGCAATTTCTTCAGGTGAATATAAGTGTGGTATTCCGAATTTTTGTCTTGCAACAATGTTATGTTCTAACATCATTTCTTGCAATCTAGATAATCTAATTTCTTCTGCCTGTCTTTGACCTTGAAGTTCTGCTTTGACTTCTGCCATTTCCAATGACATTCCACTAGGTTGTCTCATTGGAACAGTTCCACCCGAAGTCATTTCGTCTAATTCTTCGTCTGAGTAATATGCACCACCCATTGACACACCATTGTTAAGTCTTTGTTGTGATTTTTGTGCTTGTTCAGCAAGTCTTTCTTCTTCAGTGGTTCCCATAAGTTTACCAGCAAAAGAAGTCATTTTATCCCACCAACTATCTTCTTTAGGAACACCTGATTCTAATCTTACCAGTGCTTCTGTTAGTTCGTCTATAGATTCTGCAAACCTTTTTAGACCTTTTGCTTTTGCATCAACATTACTAAACAACTTAATTGCACCTTCAGCACTTTGTAGTTTTTCGAATGCAACTCCTAGTTGAGTAATCTTAGTCATGTCTACGTCTTGTAAACCTTTTGCAAAGTCAGTGACTTTCTCCATAGGAGATTTTGCACCGAATAGACTTCCGATTCCTTCTAATAAACTTCCTATTAGATTACCACCAGTCATTGCAACTAGACCAGCACCAATAGCTGCTAATCCAAGACCAACTAGAATTAAGTTTGCACCATCGACCAAACTAATCTTAACAATGTCATTAATAAACATACCGAATGCACCAGCTGCCATTTCAGCTGCATATGCAAATGGAATTAGAGCTGCACCTAAGGCCCCGATTGCAATGGAACCCATTATCATTAATGGTAGCATACCACCTAGTATTGCAGCTGCAACACCTAGAACAGTAAGTCCAGCTGCAATGGTTAGTATAGTTCCTAAACCTGCGTCTTTCATTAAGTTAAGTGCAAATGCAAATGGGATTAAGGCTGCACCCAATACACCGATTGCAAGGGCACCTCTAAGAATTCCGAATGTTGCTTTACCGATAAGTCTTGCAAATAATATTAAAGCACCAAGTGCAACAAAACCTTTTAACATGGTTTTGAAGTCTAATCCAGTAAATTGTTGTAGTCCGATTGCAAGTAATCCTACTGTTCCACCAAGTATACCAAGTGTCAATGCACCTTTTAATACTTTAGAGTCACCAAATTTTTTGACTCCGTTTGCAATTGAACCTAAGAAACCACCACTCTTACTTGAACCTTTAGGTAATCCGACACCTTTGTCTGCAGCTTTGTCAGACATTCCTTTTGCCATTCCAGCAGCTTTACCTTTGATTGCACCACCAATGACACCTTCGTCTTTACCACCTTCTTTTGCTTTGGGTGTGAAAAAGTCTTTGACTCCACCCATGAACCCACCGACTTTATCTTTGAGTCCTTTACCTGCTTCACCTAATGCACCACCAATAGAACCCATAACGTCACCGATTGCATTAACCTTCTTGGTCATACTATCTGCAAAACCAAGTATATCAATACCGAATAGTTCGTCTATTCCGTCACTGAATTTTTGTAATCCAGCATTATCGGTTGCTCTTTCTAGTCCTTCTTTGTAGTCGTCTGTAAATTCTTGTAGTTTAGTTTTACGTTCTTCAAGTTTCTTTCTTTCAAAGTCTAAACCTGAGTCATACTTATCGTTGACTTTGTTTTGTGCTTCGTTGTTTTTTTCTTCAAACGTTGCACGTGCTTCTGCGAATTGGACTGCATTAATCGTTCCAGCTTCATATGCCTTTTCTTGTTTCCTAAATTCTTCTCTTATATCTTGAGTTTGTTTTAGATAGGCAGCTTGTTTTGCCTTTTCGATTTTGTTTACAGTTTCTTGTGTTTTATTAAATGACTGTTGTGCGATTCTCATTCCAGTGAAGTTGAATCCTTTTTGAACTCCGTCAACTTCTACTGTAAATTCTTTTTGAAGTTTTGACATTTCTTCTGCAGAAACTTCAGCACCCGACATATATTTGTCAACGATTCCTGAGAGGTTCTTTAACTTACTAGTTGCCAACGCACCCTTAAAGGTATCCTTACTGGATTCCCTAAAGTCTGCAGTTATCTTAGCAATCTGAGGTGAGGCCTCTTCAAGAGAATTGATTAACTTTTGAAATCCAGGCTTTAACTTTGCATTAACGTCCTGAAGTTCATTAGAGAACTCTTTCTTTTGTTGTTCGATTGACTTATTAAATTCGTCAGCCATTTATACTTTCCTATTTTCCGCCGAAGGCTTTTCCTGCTTCACTAATACCAAATGCACCTAGTGTCACAACGACAAATGAAGTGTAAATAGTATCTGAGATTACAAGGTCTTGACCTGCGAATGCAGTGACCAAATCACAAATACCGAATACAGTCATTAATCCAAATGAGATAAAACCAATAATTGATTTCTCATTTATATCATTGTCGTCTAAAAACAAATCCATGAATTTTCTTTTAGGTGGTGCAAGTTGTGACCTAGCTTTCTTTGCCTCTTCTTGCATTTCCTTAATCTTATCTTCCTGTTCATCTAACTGGTCGATAAGTTTCATATATTTGTCTAGGGAAATCTCGACTTCGTTAGTCGTATTGTTTTCCTTTATAATTGTGTCCGCCATAATGTTTTCCTATCTTCTAGACTGAGCTCTGATTTTTGCGTTCTCGGCCTCTTGTCTACTTTTTTCTTCTTTAAGATGTTGCATTAATAACTTAATGTAAATCTCTCTTTCCCAAGGTATCATATTGTCTAATTCAGTCAACGAATACTTGTGGTGTTGCATTAATTGAAAGTTAGTGTTATAATGATTGAACACACTTTCATGAGAAAGAGCTATTAAAAAAAATTTTGAATTCCTTCTAACTTCTGCTCATTCTTTGTTCCACACTCTTCACAATCCCACTCTAAACTAGTTGTTAATTTTGGAAGTTGGTCAAACCAGTTTCCTAAAAGTTCCAACTGAGGGAAAGTTAATGAGTCCACAAATTCGTCCCTTTCTGTTTTCGACAAATCTGAACCTTCATAAACATTCTCTTCGTCAAAAATGTTTACTATAGATTCTTTAATAAGTTCTACTGTTTGTGCTGATTCTTCAGTTAGTCCACTAACTTTCTCAACTCCTTCAACAGTAGGAACACTTAGTGTCAAACCTACTTTGTCAGTAATCATGACTGTATAGTCTTCAGGAAGATTTCCTACAGGTTCAATATCGTCTAAATTAAGTGTCACATCTTTAGTATGGGGACACTGATTGTTCACACATGGGAACATTAATTTAGACGTATCTCCTACAGATACTTTTCTTACTTGAATGAATAACCATTCTAAGTCTGTAGTAGGTAAATCCTCAATAACTACTTTATCATTAGTCACTGCTTGTAGCAATTTTTTAACAGATTGCATAGTCTGTTTTGCGTCTGCACCTTCTTTAGCTTGAACTAATATGTTCTGTTCCTTTACTAGAAATGGTCGATATTCTACATCTTGACCACTAACTGGTAAAACTGTTCTATAAGTCGGTGTCGACTGTATTGGTAATGCCATTATATTATCCTCACTTAATTAATTTATTCTTAATCACCACCACCACCGATGTTAAGACCACCAATTTTTCTACTGATGTTCTTACCACGGGTAAGTTGGCCTTCAAGACCACTTAGTTTATTTAGGTATTCTCCAGCCTTTGGATTAAACCTAGACAACACATTGAGTGTATCAAGTGTTGCATCTAAAATACTTCCTTTTCCTAATGGGTCTTGTTTTGCACCATTGTCTTTTGGTTCAATGACTCTTGGTTCGTCTGCTTCATTAGGATAAGAAACTTTAAAATCTTTATATTCAAATGTGACCTCAAACTCCATAATACCACCTGCTTCGTTTGAACTTGCAACTGCTTGTTCTGAATATGATATCGGCCACACGTCTTTGAACTCGTATTGCATTCTTGGTTTACCACCTTGACTCAATTGTTGTAGTGTTATTGTCCCACAATAATCGTCCATGTATCTCATTACGGGTTGAAATTTTGTTCCTTGACCTCTACTGTATGCACTTAGTGTTGGATTTCCTTCAAAGATATATCTTTGCCATGCGTCTATAAGAATTCTATCGTAAAAAGTTGTATCACATAGGAATGTTAATGCAAGTCCACCATCATAACTCACTGTTCCATCAGGGACTTGACGTGGAGCTCCAAAAGTTGTTTCTTCGTTGACACCTATTTCAACGCCTGGGAAGGCAGCACTTATACAACGAAGGTTGTGTCCGTCATTCCCAAATGTAAAATCACCTAAATTAGGATTAGAATTTATTTCAATATTGTAGTAATTGGGTCTTGCACCCGTATCGAAATAGGATATAAAATCGTTGACACCTTTAAAACTCATATTACTTTCCTTCTACTATCTGCATAAACTTTGTTTGCATTTACGTTAAACTGTTGTGTTGGCAACATTGCAACTATCTCCCAATATTGTGGAG